GTATCCATAATATAATTTACAATGTCAATGTGAGAAATTATCTCATTGAAAGCTCTGTTCTTCGATTCAAAATAATATTGCAATTTACTTCTCACATCATTCATTACATCCGTATAAACATATGTCCTTTTTATCTTGATGCCCATATCGAAGGAGAAATACACAAGGTCTGGCAACTCATACAGTTCATAAGTAGTCAGTATTTTCCTTGGCTCAAGATAAGTGGAGATTTCCTCTTCCCAGCTCTGAGAATAAGCAGAAGGTACTATAATTTCGTCATTCGTACCACTTGACGAATAAGAAATTGTACTATCTCCCCATTCATCCGGTATCAAGGAAATGTGAACCCTGTTATATTCTTGAATGCTACCCGAAGGAGCGATTTCCTGTTCCCCCCAAACATGCGCAGCAATAACATCAGACCTCGCCTCAAGATGTGTAGTGTAGTCTCTCTTCGTCACATTCCTATACTGTGAATGAATTGCTCCGGTTGAAGCGCTCTTTATTTCAGCGATTGTTTCGGGGCCGGAGGATCCCGTTGTGGCCAATTCATTTATGGCAGTATATTCCGTCAATGGAACATCCAATCCGGTTGTCCTGTTTGTCATAAAAGTTGTTTCTGGTGATGTAATTGTTCCCCCGCCGGCAGCACTATTCAATCCTGCGCTCTTCAAAAGATAAACAACTATGTCATCCGTGAGATTTGGAACATTTCTGTTGGTAGAAAACTCAACAAGATATTTTTCATACTTGTCAAATCTGAACATATAAACAGTATCTATAGTTGATAATCCTGATAATTCGTCATAAAAATCAGAAATCCTTGTCCAGATTTCATCGTTGACTTGAACCTCGACAGACGGATGTTCCGTTTCATCAATATCATCATCATAATCATAATTTTCAAAAGGAAGATAGAGAATGTTGTCAATCAAATCCTCTCCGCGATATGAATATGTTCTTACGATGCCCTGTCTTATTGGAACCTTTTCTGTGAGAGTATATGGAAAGGTTGCTGAAGTGGGAATGGTATATGTGAAATCCGCAATGGTTGAAAATCTCAATATATCTCCATTTTCGTCCGTGAGATCTGGAGCGTCAATTTGTTTCCATCTCTGGATGTGGATTTCATCGCCAGGAGATATAGAAGCACTCGTAGTAATTGTAATTGTCAAATCTGTCTGGGCAGACCTATATCCCTGTGGATTGTACCCCCTCAATCTCGAAAGCATATGAACAGTTTCATATAAATCCGCCGTATCTATATATTGATTTTTTGCCACTTTATTTGTATAGTAAGTAGTAAGTGCGCCAAGATAGGCAATCAACTCTATGAGTAGAGTAATATTACTACCCTCATAATTATAATCAGCAAAGGTGGTTGTATTCTCAAGTAAATCGGCTATCCTTGCCTTTATAGTAGTAAAATCCATATTCAAATAATCTGGAATTAATGTATTTCCCATAATTATATCCTCTTCAAAACAAAAATTATTCTATCCACATCACGGTAACTTGATCCTCTTATCGAATATGTCACCGTTATGTTATATTGCATTCCCTCATAGTCCGCTTCTACATTAATGTTTATTATTTCAATTCTATCATCCCAACCGGCTAATTCCTGTAGTATTGTATTTCCAATATCTCTGGCCGTTATTTCATCTATTGGCTCGAAAAGAAATCTTTCAAGCTGTGCACCAAAAGTCGGTAGCATTCTTCTACTTCCTTTTTTTGTCCTCAAGATATTTCTCAAAGAGTTTTTAACGGCTTCATATTCTGTTACCCTTCTAACATCCCCATCGGCTTGGCGGGGCATTTCTATATCAAAGTCCGAATAAATGTCTGTAACTGTATATGTAAACTTTCCAGGCATTTTTTATTCACAATCGACATTGGGTGACCCGGCAACTATAGTTCCACTAAAAGTGCCGGAGAAAGAATCACCTATTCGTGCGATTGCCCTCCCATTAGCATTTGTTTTTGATGCACCAGAAACAATTGTTCCGTAATGCCCACAGTTCGCTCTCACTCTGTCACCCACTCTTGCCACACCTATACTATTCGCATTCACATCCGGAGAACACTCTACAATAACACCATTCTGATGCCCGTGATCTCCCGCGGAACAATGTCCTGTAACTGCATCTCCTAATCTACTTACTTTTGCCATATCAATTCAAGTTTATCGGGTTTCCAGTAATATTACAGGAGCCCGTGACATTTATATTACAATTCCCACTTACTGTTATTTGAAGATTACCACTAACGGTTGTTTGCTGATTTGACTGATATCCCTCAGTCACATTTCCCGTAACTGTTTCACTCTTGTCAGATTGAAAATTTTCTGTTACATCGCCCACAACTGTCTCATTCTTGTTACCGTTTATATTTATGGTTTCGTTCTCTTCTATAGTCTTGGTTCGATTTTTAACACCATATATTTCTATATTACCTTCGTTATCTATAATAAAATATGTGCCGGCATTATGATATATTCTAATTCTCTTATTATCCGGTGTAGAATCTACCTCTATTATATGCCCTCCGTGGACATGAAGAACAATATTGTGAGGATATTGTCCTAATCCCTTGTCATAATCTGGCCCTGTTTTATCCGGATAGGCACCGGCCGGGTCAACAAAGCCCCGTAAGGTATCTGCTGGTGGTGATGATGATCCGCCAGGCACAGTACCAAAATATCTCGGTTGTAGAATATTTCCGTTCTCAAAAAATACCATAACATGAGAACCTTGTAGTGGAACCCCCCATACGCCATAATTCGATATTGAGCCCTCAATCAATCCATATATGGGTTCTGCCCAAAGAAGCTCCTCGGTAGGAACCCCCTCAAGAACATCCTTGGTTTTCTGTGATGTATGAATACCAAATATCCTTACTCTACATCTTCCGGCCTGTTCCGGATCATTATTATCCTCCACCACCCCACGATAAATTCCAAACAATTTATCTTTGGGTAAAGTCATATCCGTATATTCATTCTTTATTATCATCTTATATTACCCATTTTCTGTGTCTTTGTTTCAAGATTTACCTTTACAGCGCTATATAAATCTCGTATTTTCGAATCTGTATAGGCTGTTTTCAATAAAACGAGAAGTTGTTTGTAAAAAGGTAGTGTTCTTCCACTAAACTGATGTGTCACAGATTTTACAAGATATTTTCCTTCAAATGCCCTATTAGTGACCTCTTCTTTCAATGTACTTGGCCATATAATATCTACCATCATACCCGCATATCTCCTTTCGTGACCAATGACTGTCATCAAAACTTCGTGCTCTTTAACATATCTCTTGATAGCATCACTATATGCCATATTTTCCAGTAGAATAATATCACTATCCCCCTCAAGATCAAATCTCGTGGCTGTATCACTAATATTATAAAAAAATGTCTTTTTTCCAAGTAGAGTAAATTTCTTAATCATATCTTCATATGTATAAGGTTTATCAATAAAACTTTTGGTTGCGAAATCATATCCAAGCTTATGACCGCCTTTTATACCTATCATAGATTGATAATCTATTCCACTTATAGTAAAACCTAATATTTTATTGAGGCTATTGTCTGCCGAGGTACTAAAATAATATCTTTGAGGTTTTCCGTCAAACCCCCTTTCCAATTCTGTTTGTTTTAATAGTTTTTCTAATGTTATAAAATTCAGGCCCCTCTGATTACTATAAAATAGATAGCCGGGGGCCAGAGATTCTAAACTGCTCGCTCTCTTCGAAAGCCATTTTATTGCCTCCATCGGCGTCCAATAAGGCATATAAAAATTTGATAAACTTTCCTTTGTTTCCTCAAAATTTATAAAAGAACTATCTGTAAATAGCATAAAATCCGAAATGTGTTTGATGATATCAGATATTTTTTTATCAATGAAAGATAAACTATATCTCCTTTGTATCAAACTTATAAACATCGGTTCCACAAAATAAATTTCTATTTGGCTCATATCATAACTTTCTCTTTGGCCCATAGGAGAAATTTGATTTATAGAATATACCATAAAAGTTTTGGATCTATCTTCATCCAATCCATATGACAATATAATGGGTTCGTGACCAACAACGGGTAAAAGCTCGAGGCCTCCGACTTTATCAATAAAAACTAGCTTACCTACCATACAAGCCGAAAAAATATCCTCAATAAAAGTGAATTCTATAATATCACGGCTATCAATGGTGGCCCTTCCAGCTTTCGTTCCCAATGAAACATTAAAATCACTTTTACCTACTGGTTTTTGTGAGGTATCAATCATAATTCCCCAATATCCCTCATTTCTCTCAAAAGAATTGGTATAATACTTGAAACGAGAATTTGTATGTCGTTTTCCTTATCTAATTCCTCAAATGGATTGACAACTTTATTTGCCAAGGGTGTAACCCACCATAAACCAACTGATTTATAGAGGCTGTGAGAAATTAATTCCCACCAATCGTCCTCTTGAACCTCGTAAATCTGATAATACATAACATCTCGAAAAAGGGCATCATTTATATCATATGTTCTAAAGATATTCAGAAATTTTGTTCCATCTTCCTCTTCCATAACATTAAAAAGTCGAAGGTAAGAAACATTTGATAATGTGTGCCCAGTTAAATCTTCGAAGGGTTCTGTTACTTTTTTGGATGCCATTCAGTTATATCTCCCGAAACTTTCGAGCAATTTCTCCCGAAAGTGATCTTTTTATAGTCTTTGCATCTTTTGTTCCTGTTGTTACCAATCCTTTAGTATAAAATGCGCTATCCCATAATGGAGGTATTTCTGTAAATGAAAGATGAAGCTCACACATTGATGGCTGTCCATCGACATATGGTGCCCTCCAAGTCGGTTGAACAAGAGTTAATGCAGCATACTCAATTTTCAAGAAATCTATAGGATATGTTTCTATTGTAAAATAGAAAGGAAAATCTATTTCCGATAAATCATTTACCCCCTGTGTTTTTGTTTTGGTTGGTGACGATAAATATTCCAGAAGTTTTACAGGATAGATAATTTCTTTATACAAATCTGTACCAACATCCGCAAGATAAAAAACAAAGTCATATTTTCTTCTTTCAGAATTTTTATAAACTAATGCAGTATCAATCCTTGTTTTTGCGACATCTGCCTGGGATGCGGCTGTGGCCATTCTATGCACAAGCT